ATTTTTAGAAAAGTTTTGCTATGAGTATGACGAAACGTTATTTAAAAATTTTGTTAACGACAAATCTTCTTCCACTCAAATATTCATGGTAGTTGATAAACCAGATTACATTATCCAGAATTTCAGTTTTATGTACAATCCGTTTTTACCAAACTTTTATTTTAAAAAACATTTTTCAAAATGTATATGTTCGTGGTTAATTTTAGAAGCTGAAAATCATATTCGTCCGAATATACGTAAATCGGTATCGTTATTTAATGTGTCAGTGTTATATAATTTTTTAAAAATTTCATTTATTGAAAATATTATACCTTTGATCAAGAAGTCATTTGAAATAAGCACTTCGGCGGTTAATTTTAATATTTTAGATTTGTTTATAACGAAGTATGAAAAAGGCGAACCTGATTCTAAAAATGTAAATAAGTGTAATATAACGATTAGCATAATGTTGAGTGACATTACGTCTCCATCGTCGAGTGATAGTAGTGTAACGATTCTTGAACAAGGAGATATGTTAATAACAGAAACCTCAAACACTCAATTGAAAACTTTATCGGATGACGATTCTGATTCGGAAAGTGTCGATACTTCTATTTTTCAAGAAAGATATGTTCTTTATTTTTGTATAAATGTAAGTCAGTAGTTTGAAAGTTACATATTTCTATAAATCCATCCAGTCATTATATATTTATCATTTGATATTGGCATATTTCCACAGTGAGGATACGACCAGTCGGCAGGGAATAAAAGTAGTTTCCCCTTTTCTGGTTTAACAGTATAACTTAGAAACCCCGTGTCACCTCCTTCAGCAACGTCATTTAAGTACCATAAAAATGTAATTATTCTATGTCTTGAGTTGTTCTTTTCGATTCTTTGATCATTATGCCAAATATATTTTCCTTTATTTTTTTCGTATTTTTGAATTTGAATTGTGTAAATATTTTTTTCAGTTTTTTCTAAAAATTTGGATTCATCTTTTGTTGAATAAATTGCAAGATTTTTTTTTAATTCTTCTATTAAAAAATTATATATTTTTATCCATCGATTTGTATAAATATCTATATTTGAAGAATTGCTGCTTGATGGTATAAGAATTTCTCGGGTGTCTTTAACATTTTTATTTAATCCGAGTCCTGTTATTCCGTCAATATGTTTTTTTGCGTTTTTTTCAAACATTTCAATAATTTCATCGCATAACGGATGCGGCAATGAAAATTTATTTATATATACAAAGTTTTCCATTTTTATTTTTTTGAGGTGTTTTCTGTTTAATACTTTATAATCCAATTTGTTTTATAACATTTGTTTAAAAAATTAATTGGAGTACCACTTCCTGTACCAGCATTTAGTAAATTATGTGTGTGACTAACTGGTTGAGTTGCTTTCTCTACATCAACTCTGGTTGTTGCATCACCCGTGTCTGGGTCATCTTCAGTAGTAGGTTCAACCCAAGGTCCCGTATCATCGTGATAACGATCACCATAAGTGTGAGTATGATTATTGCTTGCACTATGATTTGTTATGCTAAGTGTAACGTGGTTGTGTATAGGAAGATTATTTTCAGTAAGTGTAAATAATGTGGTGTTTCCACTAGAAACCGGTGCTGTTGACGTGTTTGACTTACCAAGGAGTGTTCTATTTCTCAAATCTGGCAAAGTTGTAGCCGGTGAAAGTAAAGTTTTTAAATTATTATATTTTGGATCAGTGAATCCGCTTAATGCTCTACCATTACATATCAACCAACCATTCGGATCAGTATTGCCAACATATGAAATAATTACTCCACATGGATAGGCAACATTAACATTGTTTATGTAAAAAGACATTATATTATATAATATAATATATTCTAAATGTCATATTTTAACAATACAATCGGCACACCTTTAGCATTTACTGGTCAAATAGTTGCATATGTTGGTACTACTGATCCGGATGGTTGGTTAATATGTGATGGTAGACTATTAAGCGGATTCACTGATCCAAAATATAATAATTTAAAAACTTTACTCGGAGGAACTAATTTGCCCGATTTAAAAAGTAGAAATCTATTTGGGAGTTCAACAGTAGGAAGTACTGGAGGACAATCCAATATTAGTATTGGTTACAATAATCTTCCAGACCACTCTCATAGTGGAATTACTGATACTCCAGGTGCACATACACACAATTGGGCAGATAACTTTTATTCAGACAACAGAAGTGCTAGTACAAACTCTAATGCTGGTGATGGTGGTGGTGGTAATGTTGCGCCTTCCCGTACAACTAATTCTTCTGTTTATTCTGGAGAGCATACTGTGACTAATCCCACGAATTATGGTGTTTCATCAGTTACTGCGATTTCTGTTGTAAATCCGTATTATACCGTAAATTGGATAATAAAATATTGATTCTGTATATTATAGAAAATGTCTTCATTTTATAATATAAATAATAACAGTTGTGGCGTTGAAGTTGGCACCATTATTTCTTTTATTGGTTCGGTAATACCATCGGGCTGGTTACTTTGTGACGGAACTGCTTTTTCTAGTCTTCCCAATTTTGGTTCGGGAGTTTATTCAACACTTATTTCGTTATTAAATGGTGCAGCAAATCTTCCAAACTTGACGGATACGCGAATGATATACGGAAAAGCTGCTATCAACGATGCTCCAAATATTGATGGTGCTAATTCACTTACATTAAGTACAGGAAATTTGCCATCACATACTCATAATGTCACAATTAGTTCTGTAAGTCATGTTCATAATCTAAATGACTATACTGCTAGTACCAGCGGTGGTAGTGCTGACTACGGATTTTCAAATACGAATACTTCATCTGCTGGCGGTTCTGCAGAAAATACATTTACTTCAGCAACCGATAGTGCAACTGATAATCATACACATACAATTACTTTCAATGATATGAGAGCATCTGGAGGAAATACTGCTCCCACAAATTCTCCAATAGATATTATTAACCCTTATTATACTGTAAAATTTATTATAAAATATATATAAATTATTCGGTATATTATTAGTATTATGCGGTGTCTTGTACTTGTGATTGTGTCGTTCGACAAACCTGTGTACTACGAAATGTTACGAATATGGAGAGAATATTTGGGAGAAAACAAAGACATTTGGTTTATTCAGTGCAAACCGGCGAGTGAATGGATTGGGGATATTGTAAATGACATACAGCCGCTTCGCTTAGAGCCGCTTCGCTTAGAGCCGCTTCGCTTAGAGCCGCTTCGCTTAGAGCCGCTTTTACAGTCGCATTCGCAAACGCTTACCGATTGCTTAGAACTCGACCGTGAAAATAAGACTTTGTACGTAAAGGGCAACGAATGTCTGATCCCCGGGATTTTGCACAAGACTGTGGAAGCTTTGTCTTATTTCTTGTCAACAGCCCCGACATATACACATGTTTGGCGGACTAACCTCTCCTCCGTCCTCGACTTTGCTGGTCTACATGAATATCTCGACACGATTCCTTCAACAGGTTTCTACGGAGGCTATGTAGGAAAGGCCGTGAATGAAAATATTTTTTTCGCATCTGGCGCAGGTTTCCTCATGTCTCGCGACGTGGCAGAGTATTTAATTAGAAACAAGGTCTCGTTACGATACGATTTAATCGACGATGTGGCGATCGGTGCTTTGTTGGAGCCCAAGTTCGGCATCGTGCCTATCGACCGCTGCTGGGTGCAAACTGTGGATGAAGACATCGAGGCATTGGTGCTTCAACATATATTTCATTTTCGTTGCGAGTCGTATCAGCATTTGCGAACGGTCGAGTTTATGCGGTATGTTTCCGAGAAAATCATTAAAAAAAGATGTCCTCAACGATTATTGACGCCGTCAATAAACTAATTGATGGGTTCTTTCAACAACAGGAAGAAAACCGGCGTTTACACAAACGATGTGATGATTTACATACAGAGTTGCGCGACATGCAGGCGAGGTTGGTTACTGAGCACGAAGAGTTCGAACGATTGAAGGAAACCGTGTTGTCGAGTTTGCACAGTAAATCTGTCATAAAAAAATAATACCATGGGAAACCAATTGATGAGTCCCGTGACCGAAAAGGTCACCTCCACTTTTATGGCGAATGACATCGTCGCCGGCATCTCCGGGATGCAGGGTTTCCGCAAAGACATGGAGGACACCCACATCGCCACCGCCATCGACTCGGACCACACACTCTTCGCCGTCTTCGACGGCCATTGCGGCGACGCCGCCGCCAAATTCGCCGAAAAAAATTTCGTACAAACGCTCTCTACATCGCAAGAGTGGCGCCATTATCTCGCCACCAAAAGCCATCTACATCTCACGCAGGCACTTCGTCAATGTTTCATTCGAGTCGACGAAGAAATGAAAAAAGACCCCTCGATCGAAATATCCGGATGCACCGCCGTCGTCGTACTTATCACACCGAGTTTCATTATTTGCGCTAACGCAGGAGACTCGAGAGCGGTCTTGTGCCACCACGGCGAACCGATCGCCTTGTCCCACGACCACAAACCCGATAATCCGGACGAAACCGCGCGAATTATTCAGAGCGGCGGATACTTGCAAAACAATCGAGTCAATGGTGTGCTTGCAGTCTCGCGCGCCCTTGGCGATTTCGAATTAAAACCATCGGTGTCTTGCTTGCCCGACTTTGAAATTCAACCGCGAAACCCAGGTATTAACGATTTTATTATTATTGCTTGCGACGGTCTTTGGGATGTGTTTTCAAATAAAGACGCAGTGGATGAAGTGAGAGCGATCATCTACGAAGGCGAGACCAATATTGCTTTGATTGCAGAGGAAATGCTCGATCTCGCATTGCATAAAGGATCGAATGACAATGTCAGTGCAATTATTATAAAATTGTCCGGCATGCCGTTCTTCCAGGGAACCGAAAAAAATGGAGTTTTACAAAGACGAGAAAAGAGAGCTTTGGTAGCAGAAGTCTCGTCCGATGAATCATAAAAAAAATGATTCAACCAAAAAGCTTTATTTTAAGTTCCCTCGTTCAATTCGAATCCGATCCAAACCCCACTTTGGTGGTGGACGATAATTTCTTGGATGCAATTTTATTTTATAATATAAATTTGTTGGACTTTCCAGTTTTTCATCAACTTTATATAGAATTTTTACAATCGGTTTTATAACAACACAAACAAAAAAAATGTTTTTTTAATTAATGCGGAAAATATAATCCTCCTCGCATTTTTTTTTACAAAAGTTATATGCAAAATATCATAAATAAATTTTATTTAAGTCGTACGAAAAAATTTTTATAAAGTACGAAACCTGCATTTTTTTTCTGAAAAAAAAATGAGCGTCCTAACCCGAAGTCGTAAAGAGCACGAAGACACCCAAAAGCAAATCTGGCGTTCCAAGTTCGATTATTATAAGGAATTGTGTAATACCACCGCCAACCCTTTTAAAAGAAGAGGAATCAGACGACCTTCTTTGATTGAGTTTAAAAAGTTGCCTGAATACAAGTATGAGCACTGTTTTACTCTGCCAGTGATTTATTTCTTAGAGACTGCCCTTCTCTTTATGATCAATGCTGAGAATATTCAGACCTGGTTTTTTGAAGAAGAGTTCCGAGGATATTTTATTTCGGATTTTACTTTGGAAGAAAGCACTCGCCACCTGGTTCTTAGGTTGATGGACCGCACACGCCATCCGGATTTGGTAAGAAACCCAG